AATACGATATTAAGTTAAATATTTCTACCGCAGAAGCTGATGAGCAAAAAGCTAGCGAGTTGTCGTTTATGCTTCAGACAGTTGGAAATAGTATGCCATTAGAGATGACTCAGATGCTTTTATCTGAGATAGCTAAACTACGTAAAATGCCTGATTTAGCTAAAATGGTTGCTGAGTATCAGCCACAGCCTGACCCAATGGCACAACAAGAGCAGCAATTGCGCATGCAGTTGTTACAAGCTCAAGTCCGTAATGAGTCTGCTAAAGGTGCAGAGAACGAAGTTGATATCGGTCTTAAGACAGCTAAAACAGAGACTGAACAAGCTAAAGCTCGTCAGATGCACAGTAATTCTGATAATGCTGACTTAGACTTTGTTGAAAAGGAATCAGGTGTATCTAACGCTCGTGATCAGGAATCTTCAGATCGTAGACACGAACAAGCTATGCAAGCTAAAGAACATGACCGATTAGCTAACCTTGACAGCAAGGCTTTTGATACGTTAAATAAATCTAATTAACTTTTATTAACCCACTTAAACATAAGGCATAACAATGAACGATTTAGAGGAAGTAGATATTCAAATCGAAATGGCTCAAAAGATGCGAGCACTTCGAGATAGCTGCGTTAAGCTAATGGCTAATAAAGACTTTAAGGATGTTGTTGAAGAAGGTTATTTTAAAGAAGAAGCAGCTCGGCTTGTAATGGCTAAGAGCGCTGGACTTAACGAAGAGCAGAATAAGAACATTGATGGTATGATTATTGGTGTCGGATCTTTAGCTAATTACTTTAACATGGTTATGCGCCGTGGAGCTGAGATGGACGTTGCTGTTGGAGAACACGAAGAAACTCGTGAAGAAATCTTAGCTGAGGAGGTTTCTACTGATGGCTGAACAAGCTGATGCCCTAGGACTATCAGATGAAGAATTTATAAATCAAGATCCAGCTCCCTATTTAACAGATGAATCTGTTGAACTGGTTGATACGCTAGATCAAGAATACGAAGAATCAGAGGCTAACCCCTTTGAAGATGAGGCCTCGGAAGAGGATAGTGAAGCACAGGAGCAATCCGGAGCTGATGATGATGACGAAGAAGTAGGCGAACCTGACGGGGATACCCTAACGGAGCTTGAAAATTCTGATGAAGCTGATAGCAAAGAATCTCTTGATACTAGTAAAAAAGACTCGCCTGACACGAATGAGGATACTCAGGATACAACAGAGTTTGATTACGAAAGTGCGTATAAAAAGGTGACTGAACCTTTCAAAGCCAATGGCATTGAAATGAAGGTTACGGATCCAAAAGATATTATCCAACTAATGCAGATGGGTGCTAATTATCAGAAGAAGATGGCAACTATGAAGCCTAATCTAAAGATAGTTAAGATGTTAGAAAATGCCGGTTTACTTGATGAAAGTAAACTTAATAATCTAATTGATATATCTAAAAAAGATCCGAAAGCCGTTGCTAAGCTTATTGAAGAAAGTGGAATTGACCCTTTAGATATTGATACGGATAACAAGACTGATTACCAACCGACAGACTATTCTGTTAGTGACAAGGAATTCAATCTAGATACGGTACTTGAGAGCATTAAAGACTCGCCTACTTTTAGTAAAACTATCGATGTTTTAACTAAACAATGGGATGAAGGCAGTAAAGCAACTGTCTCTGATAATCCTGAGATTATCAGTATTATTAATGATCATATGTCTACTGGCGTGTATGATAAAGTTAATGCAGCTATGCAGCAACAAAAAGCATTAGGTAAGCTCGATGGGTTTACTGATGTTGAGTCATACAAGCAAATAGCAGAGTACATGCATAAAGAAGGAATGCTTGGCGAAGTGGTTGATGATCAGCCTTCTAGTTCCGAAGTATCAAGTGAGACTAACGCAGCGGCTAAGGCTGACCGTACTAAACGACGGAAAGCAGTAGCACCGGTTAAGCAGACTACTTCAGTAAAACCACCTGAGTCAGGTGAGTTTTTGGGCCTATCTGATGATGAGTTTATGAAGAAGCATGCTAGCCAATAATCATTTTGAATCTTTGATATAGGAAATTATCATGGCTAATGCATATAATGCCCCCACCAGCAGTGCTGCTGGTACTGCTTCTGGAATTGGTGCGCAAGCGCGTACTGATTACTACTACAAAAAAGCCCTCATTGCCGTACGGGATCAGATGTACTTCACGCCTTTGGCAGATGTACGCGCTATGCCTAAGCATATGGGCAAAAAAATCAAGCAGGACGTTTATGTTCCATTGCTTGATGATCTAAACGTTGGCGATCAAGGTCTTGACGCTGCCGGTACTGTTATAGCTTCTGGTACGTATTCTGCTTGGAATGCTGCTGGAGTTCTACAAAGTTCTAATGCTGCAGATAGAGCAGCTGCTGTAACTGCTGCTGGTACTGGTGGTGAAGTTGCACCAAACGGTCAGTTCTTATACGGCTCTTCTAAAGACACTGGTACTATCACTTCTAAGATTCCAGCTCTAACTGAGAATGGTGGTCGTGTTAACCGTGTTGGCTTTACACGTACGCAAATCGAAGGTGATTTGTACAAGCGTGGATTCTTCACGGAGTACACTCAAGAGTCTATGGACTTTGACACAGATTCTGAGTTGATGTCACACATCACTGAAGAAGCTCTTGTTGGTGCTAATGAAATGACTGAAGCTGAGCTTCAGGCTGATTTGATCACTAACGCAACTGCTAACGGTACAGCTTACTACATGGGTGGCACGAATAAGCTAACCGTTGACGAAGTTGTTACGTACACTGACTTGATGAATCTTTCTATTGCTTTGGATAATAACAAGACTCCTAAGCAAACTAAGGTCATTGCTGGCTCACGTATGATCGATACAAAGACCATTAACGGCGGCCGGGTTATGTATGTTGGCTCTGAGCTTATCCCAGTTTTAAAAGCAATGACTGATCTACACAGTCTTCCTGCTTTTGTTTCTGTTGAAAAGTACGCTGACGCAGGATCAAGCATCATGAATGGTGAAATTGGTTCTATCGATCAGTTCCGTATTGTTGTTGTTCCTGAAATGCAGTTCACTGAAAATGGTGGAGCTGCTTCTGCTGATACTGCAGGTACTGGCGATAACGGCGCAGACATCTACCCGATGTTGGTTGTTGGCGACGGAGCGTTTACTACAATTGGTTTCCAAACCGATGGTAAGAGCGTGAAGTTTACGGTTAATCATAAGAAGCCTGGTAAAGAAATTGCTTCTTTAGATGATCCATACGGTGAAGTAGGGTTCTATTCTATTAAATGGTATTATGGCTTCATGGCATTACGCCCTGAACGTCTTGGCATCATTTGGACAGCTCTAGTAGCAGTCTAAAGACTCTTTCGCCCCGCCCCTCAGTAGTCTTCGGATTGCTGGGGGGCACCCCTTTTTTTAATAAAATCATAAGGTTTATATTTAATGGAAAACGAAAACACTATGCCCGAAGATACTGGAACAGAAATGACAGATGAAGATATCCATGAAGAGCTTAAAGCTCATGGTATTAACATGCATCATAAAACAGGTTCGGCTAAATTACGTGATACGTTAGCTGCAGTTAACGCCGGTACTTATGAAGCTCCTGTAGCTAAAGAAGTAGCTCCAGTAGAAGCTAAACCTACAGCTGCGGCCGTTGCTGCATCTAAGCACCAGACTAAAGAACAACGAGCTATGACGCTAATGCGTGTAGTTGTTAGCCCTAATGACCCACTCATGAGTACTTATCCGGGGTTAATTTTTACTGTCGGTAGTTCTTCTGTTAATCAAGGACGTATGATTAAGAAGTACGTGCCTTTTAATAATGATGAAGGTTGGCATATTCCTAAGATTATTTACGATCAAATTAACGCTGCAGAAATGCAAAAGTTTAAATCATCTAAAATGCCTAATGGAGAAAAGGTGCTAGTACCTTATTTAACTAAGAAGTTTAACGTGCAGCTATTAGATCCATTAACACCTACAGAGCTTAGTGCTTTAGCTGCTGCTCAACAATCTCGTGGAGGTATCTAAACATGACGGTCACTACTGCTAGTCTAACAACAAACGTAGCTACAAGCGCTGCATTTGTAGTAACCGGTGACGGTGTCTTTGATGATATGATGGAGACTGTTAACGCTCACTTAGCTGCTCAATTTGATCTTGGACGCATAACTGGTACAGACTATGCAACAGTGTACCTAACAGCTCTACAGGCGACTGTACAACAAGCTGTACAGTTCACCTTAGGGATGGAAAAAACTAACGCTGAAGTAGGCTTGTTAACTCAAAAAGGCATTACTGAATTTGCTCAAACTAATCAAAGTAGCAAAGTAGCTGCTTCTGCTGACTCTACAGTAGGTAAACAGCAGTTATTGTACGCTGAGCAAGCTAAAGGATTTAAATGGAATGCTGATCAAAAGTATTTAAAAACTATATTAGACGCGTGGAGTATTAACATTTCAACAGCTGGTGTAGCTGCCACAGGTGTAGATGCTATTAATGAAACAGGAACAGGCAACGTTAACACTCAAATTACTAATGCTGAACCTACTGGATAAGGCGCTTCCTACATGGGGTTTATTGGTAGCATTGTATCTGCGGTAGTATCCGTTGTTGTTTCAGTTGTTCAAATAATTGTACAAATTGTTGAAGTAATCATTGAGCTTATTATGACATTATTGGGTTTTGGTGGAAGCACCACTACCCAAGTAATTGAATACTTTGAAGTACATAATTACCCTTTTTATGATGATATAGATAATAAAAACCCACTGCTTAATGTTATTAAAGATAGTGTGCTGGGTGATAAAGATATAGCAGCTCAGCTGATATATGCTGGTACTTTTGGTAGCTATAAAGGCGATATTCAAAAATTTATGAATTACATTAGTAATGGGGATTACTTTGAAGGATTCCCTGCTATTGAGTCTTACATCACTTACCCTGATTATACTGAGCTAACTGACGCTATTACATTGTTAGAAGGAGTCCCTGCTACTCCAGAAAATGCTTATACTCAGGCATTAACTACAACCGATTGGATTAAGTACTGGCTGCAGGAAAACAAAGCATATAGCTACCACAACAATACATTAATTGCTACCGTAGCTGTAACTACGTCTCCAACAGCTAATTCTAGTACTTTTACTAATACACCAGGTAGTTCTTCTTTTTTATTAACAATTACAGATGAAATAGCAACGTCGGACTCTACGTCTACTACTAGAGAGTGGAAGGTAGATTTTAGTGATATTGTATATAATGTACTACTAGATACTTATACTATAACTGTATTTACTGATGAAGGAGACAGTGGAGAACTACCATATACTGTGCCTAGCAAGCCATTAGGGTTACATTATATTAGTCCGTATTACATAAATAGTGCTCCAACTGTGCAGTATTTATTTGTATATTTAGTGGGCGAAGGTACTTATCCTGATTTAGATAACCCGCAAAACCAAATTAATATTAACGCAGCTGTATTACAAGCAGTACCTGCTATTCCGCTGCGCGTTAATAATACAGATTATACTTCACGACCAGCAGCAGAAGTTACACAAATTAATGAGCTTAGTGCGCTAGTAGGGTTAAATGCTAACGACATTTTAGACGCTATTAAAAATGACCCGGATGCTCCATCTGCTGGAGATTTAGATCATATCTATATTAACTTTGGTATACGCATGTGGGATACGTCCCAGATGGGAATAACTTACTTATTTACGTTATGTGAAAACCTTTTTCCAGCTCAAGGAGTAACAAAAGGTATTTATGATAATACTCAATCAGGAGACGTTAAGCCTGCTAATAATATTATTATTACAGCAGGAGATTATAAATATTTATTTCAGTTCTCTTATTTATCATATAAGTTCACTACTTTAGCAGATATTAACGCAGATACTGGGAGCGCTGAAAACGGGTATTACTACTCTGACATGTCTCGATTTAATGCAAATAATATATTATACCTTCCGTATTATGTGTCATCCGGTAAAGGCACTTATAACGTAGGGTTTAAATCAGATACTTTAACTGAAGTAGCTAACTTCTTATCTGGAAACGGTACAGTTAATCCAGGTACGACTACTGGTGAAGCAACTAACTGGATGCAAGTTACGCAGCGTATGGCGTATAATAACACTACTCCTGTGCTGCATGACGCTGATAATACTGTTAGTGCCCTTAAGTTTTTAACTCCAGATCTTGTTTATGAAAATAACGGATCTGGTATACTACGACATGTAGAATCAGCTACAGAAGCAACTACATCAGGCCAGAGCATTACTTATTTTAGGGCTATTGAATCTGGATTAGAAGCGTACACTATGGCTGCTCCTATTGCTTCTTTACGAGTTGAAGATGGTGATAGCGGTAAGTTTAAAATGGTTAAGTTCAACTTAGGCAACAGAGATGATCTGATGGTGCCGTTTGTTCATAACTTTATTAAATACCTATCTAACAAAACTGTTACTCAGTTATTTTTAGCAGGCTCTCATGCATCTATTTATGTAGCTCATTACGAAGTTATAGTACAACGTACGGGGGGATTTGGTGGCTTATTTGCTATACTTATAATAGTTATCATTATTGTAGTAGCTATATTTGTAGCTCCTGCTTTCTTTGGTGCTGGTGCTGCTGGATTTGGAGCTGGAGGCTCATTAGGACTTACTGGCGCTATGGCTCCTACATTAGCAGGTAGTGGCTTCTTTTCAGCTATGGGCATTATTACTAGCTCAGCCGGTAATGTATTGTGGGGGGCAACCTTCATAAACCTAGCTATTAACTTTGCTATTAACCAAGTTATTCAATTCGCTATGACTGCTGCGTTTGGTGAAGATAGTATGATTGGCCAAATTGCTGGCATGGCATTAAGCGCTGTAGCATTTAGTTCGATAGAATACGATTACGCTACTGGTTCAGTAAATATAAATTTTGATAGCTTAGGCGGTTTTGATGTTGGAGAGTTCTTCAAATCATATGAGTGGGATTGGTCTGATACATTTAAAGCTTTATCTGCCGGTATGGATTTAGCAGGATCTTTATTAGAGTATAGAGCTGAAGGTGCTCTTGAATCACTACAGCTAGATAGCGCTCAAATAAAAAAACGCAACGATGCTAGGATGTTAGATCTAACTACTAAAGAAACAGCGTTGCGTGAATTAGAAGAGAGTCTATTTGGTGATAATGTTGGAGAAAATACATTTTACTCATTAATGCAGGTGGAACGTAGAGGTACTACCCCACTAATTATGGCGGCAAATATGTATTCGTATTACAATAATTACACGCAAGTAATGTATGGAGACTTTAATCAAACTGCTTTTCTTGACAAAAAAGTTATATCTGAACTTGGAAACGACGCTATATAGCGTTAGACATATTTAATTAATCAAGGTAATGTAATGTTACTTTTATGTTAGGAGAATAAAGATGAGTTTACACGATAAGAGAAAAAATACGTTGTTTACCCCCAGTACAGCATATGTAGCTCCAAACAATGCTAATTTTAGCTTTAGTGATGATTTTCTTAAAAATGCTAATTTTGGGCAACAGAGATTAAATACTAATAATACTTCACCTGGCTCCGGTTTTGGCATGAATTTAGATACTTTTAATATGGCGGGCAATGCTATTGGTGGTCTTGGAAAGTTAGCTTCAGGCTGGGCAGCACTTAAAGGCATTGGTTTAGCTGAAGATCAATTAGGCTTTCAGCAAGATGCATTTAATAAGAATTTTGCAATGCAGGAAGCTGCATATGGTAATAGAGTTTCCGAAGCTAACGCACGTATCGATGATATGAATAACTTTAAATCTGTAGGTAAACGTGCAGGTGGCTATGTTCAGCAAGATCGTTTAACTGCATAATTTAGGAGAGCTGTAATGGCACGAGGCGTATCCCCAATTACTTGGAGTAATGTGGCGGCCCCTACAGGTGGTGCTGCTCTTAGTGCATTTAATCAAGCAGGGCAGAACTTAGGTAATGCTATTAGCGGTGTTGGAGATAGTCTTAAAACTGGTGCCCAAGACTATGCAGATAGTCAAACTGCAGACTTCCTTAATGATCTAAACGCTGAGCGCGATCCTGCTGTACGTCAGCAAATGATTGATGCTTCTTCAGCATTCTTAGATAACCAGCAAGTAAATGCTGCACAAGATAAGAACCGTATTGAAGACCGTACTGCTACTACTTTTGCTAATGCTCAAACAGCATTTGGTCAAGGTCAAGCAGATCGAAAACTTAAATTAGCACGGGATACCGTAGTTCAGGGGCACGAAGATCAAGACCAGGTAAACCAAAATAGCAGTGCTACAATAGAATACGAAACAGCGTTTGAGAAATTGCTAAAAGAGCGCAGTATAGAGAACGAGTACCAGCAAGAGTTTGGAAATCCTAAGTTAGTTAAACCTGCGTACTCTCGTGAAGAGCATGCACAACGGTTTGGCCCGTCCCCATCTACACAAGGTAGCTCTGTTCAAGCTGCTGTAGCTGCTTTACAGCCTGAGCAGTCACAAGCACTTGTTGCTCCTGCTTCTGCCTCAGTAGCTAGTACTAGTTTGGACGCAGCACAGAGAGCTGTACCACCTGAGTTTAGCCCAGAACAGCAAGCTGCTATTGATAGTGGGTTTATCACTCCTGAACAGGTTCGAATAAATACCGGTATTAACAGTGGAAATACTGATAATTTAGATGATGCTATAGCGCGAACTGCTGCACTTAACCCAGAGCAGAATGCAGATGGATCACTGGTTACTGATGGTGCTAGTAATGCAGCCAATATAGCTGCTTCACCATACACTCCTGAAACGTATGATGAGTACGTGCAAAGCAGAGAGTCGGCTGGCGGTACTATATTAAAGAGCCTAACTGAAGGCAGTAGCGCTTCAGGTAAATATGGTATTGTTAATAGAACTGCTACAGGTTTGATGAAGAACAATCCGGGGCTAACATTCGAAGAAGCTAAAGGCAAAAAAGGATTTGATTTATTAACAGAAGAGCACCGTACTTCCCTTAGTAGATATGGGCTTCAAGATGATATGACAGCTATATACACCATGCACGGTCTTGGTGGTCCAAATGGCGAAAAACTGTTTAAAGCACTTTTAGTTGATAATAATGAACACCTTGATGTATCCACGCTTGATTTTATTGATGCTAAGAAAGTAATTGAAAGCAATACACAATGGTTTCCAGATGGTGCTAAGACATCCATCGGGCAGGCTGCTGCGCTTCTAGCAGGCAAGCCTGATCCATATGCACCTCTTGCAGATATAGCTGCTACTAAGACTTCTGTAGCTGAAGCTAAGCAATTGATTAAGCCTACTGGTGCCAAATACCTTAATTCTGATTTAATCAAGTTTAAAGATTCCCGCCGACAAAATGGGCAAGCTACTAAAGTTGCTGATGCAAAGCGGGAATGGGGTGAGTATGCTTTACAGAAAGCAGGCTATACTTCAGATGCAAATATGACTGCTAATCAGATCTACAAGATGAAGAAAGATGCTGTAGCTACACTTACTAACTCAGCTGGGCCATTAGCAGCTCAAGAAATAGTATTTGCTACTATGCAGTCAAAGTCTATGACTGCGCCTAAGACTGCTGAAGCAGCTAGAAAAGCCACTGAAGAACAAGCAGGTCGTCGTATTTCGGAGATGTTCATAGGTGGTGATGGCACTGACGCTATGAACTTTGATGTTAAGAAAATGGCTAAAAAGTATGGAGCTAAAGGTGAACCATTGGATGTTCGCCCACTAGCTTTAGCTAGAAACACGTTTGCTATGCCGGGAATTGTAAATGATATCGTGGCTAAAATGCGCCGTGCAGTTGGCGACAATACACCATTTACAAAGATCAGTCCTGTCGATGGCAGTGAAATCATAACTGAGGTTAAGGGTGTAGCAGAACACACGCGATTGTTTGATAAAGCTAAAAGTAAGTTCCCTAATATGACTGAGCCTCAATGGAAAGCTATTGAAGAAGGCGTGAACGCAAAGATTGGAGTTAAAGCTTCTTTAGAGCAGTTGGCTATTAAGAAGACACAAGTTAAAAACAACATCAAATACCAAGCAGCTCACCGTACTAAGCTAATTGCAGGACAAAAGAAATTAAGTGAAGAAAATACTTTAGATAAGCTCCACCTAGCATTAGGCGGTAAAGAGGGATTAGCAGGGTTTAGTGGCATTGCTCGTAGCAAAGTTAAAGAATCTGTTGATACTATGTTGAAAGATAAGGATCTTCCTCCTGAAGCTAGAAAACACCCATGGTTAATACGTATGGCTATAGCTAGAGTAGGAGAAGTGGAGCATGACATATTCTCGAAAAATTCAGTACAGACTAAAGATGCAGGTTGGTGGTTTGCACAAGATCAAGATAAGACTAGTTTTGTAAATAAAGTGCGTGTTGCACTTAATCAAGTTATGCGCGAAAACGGTGGTACAGGTGATCAGCAGCAGATTGCTGAAAATGGACTACACTTAAACGGCAGTGTTTATGATATTCCTCCAGCACCTAAAGATACTAAGCAATCATAACCCGATAGGACACAGAATATGGTACTAGACGCACGGGATTTTAACGGTCTTGATTCCTTAGTTCTTGGTAAAAAACGGTCACTTGATGAAATAGCTGCACGTAAAGTAGCAGTCTTACAGTCAAAATTAGAAACGTATGGTACACTAGTAAATCCTAATTTTACTGATGCGGATTCTGGAACTTACCTCGACGCTAATAACGAAAAAGAGAAGTTTCGTCTTGGTGGTGGTCACGATGCGTTTGATTCATGGTTCCAAGAAGATCCCACTAAAGACGATTATGAACAGTCACAGCGTAAAAAAGCACGGCAGTTTGCTGCATTTAGTAAAGCATACGATGTACCTCTAGATGAAGTAACTATGGATCATCTAGAGGGAGCTAAACGGCATAACTACAATCAAGCTATGGAAGCTGGGTTTAGTCCTACTGATGATGTACGTCTTATGCCTACTGAGGGTGAGGATGAGCGGGATGGTCGTGGTCGTCTGCTAGTAGACGCTTATAATAAAAAGGGTCAGAAACTATCAGATCTATTTAATAATCCCGAATCTAATGCATCATATGACGCTCCGTTTAACGCTACCAAGCGCCAAGATGTAGAGCATGCTAAAGCTGCCTTCTTAAATAAAGCTACCCCTGAGTACCAATCTGGATGGGATAAAGATGGTAATGCTGTAGGCGCACTTCAGGGTGATGGCACATACAGCTTTGGAGACATGCGTGACCTTAGTGAAGACCAATTAGAATGGGCAAAAGGCCAAGAACGCACCAACCAATCCAATATTAGTAAGCCGGGTGATATAGCAAATTCGATTGTCGGCAGTGTATTCAAAACTAACGCTGCTCTTGATTATGTTCGTACAGGTACAGAAGACTTTATAAATTGGATTGGTGGAGATCGTGAGACTAGTCAATTAACGCTAGCTGGTGCAGCTAAGTCCTATAGCCATAGTCAATTAGCTCCTAAAGACAAAGTCACTGATACGCATTTAGAGCAATTTGAAGCCATGAAGAATGGCACGTTATCTACTGCGGAAACGCAGGAACTAATGAATTCTTCACAAGGTCAAAAGCTACAGAAATTGAATGCTGATGTAGAGAAAAACACATTAGAAGCTGCTGCTGTTAAGTTGAAATCTGCTACGCTTCTTAAGAAGTTCTACGCTAGTGGTCAAGAAGAGATCTACCATGATGAGTTTGTAGTTAATGCTAAGAAGGATGGTGTAGTATCAGCCATTGCAGATATCATTGTAGATCATCCTATGCATGCCATAGATCAAATGGCACAGTCATTGCCCATTATGATGACACTATTTAACCTACCGGGTTTGGTTGTTATGGCGGCCGGTAAGTATACTGACGCAATGCTGGAGCGTAAGAAGCTCGCTAATGGCAAACCAATCAGTAACACTGAGGATAACTTAGCTCGAGGTGCTGTTGTAATAGCTACCCTATTTGAGCGGGTAGGTGCTGAGGTACTATTGAAGAAGATCCCTGGAATGGATAAGCTAGCAATAGCTTTATACAACAAGTTCCCCGTAGCTAATCAGATACTGACTCCAGCCATTAAATTGATAACTACAGCACTTGCTGAAGGTTCATCTGAGCTAGGCACTAACTTGGCTGAACAAGCTGGTTCTAAGTTAAATGATGACGACACATTAGATACAGCGATTGATAAGATCGATGTAGAGGAAGCTGGATATGCTACTGCACTAGGCATTGGTGGTGGCGGTGGATTATCAGCCCCCGGATCTGCTGTTGAACTGGTTAAAGGCCAGAAGGGTAACATCACCCGTAATATGAATAAGCTAGCTAATAAGCTAGGCACTCCTGATACGGTAGATGGAACTGTACAAGGTAACGCTATTCAAGAAGAAATCGATGTACTACAAGCTAAGCTGGATGATACTCCTGATTTCCGTCAATTTGATCAGATTGATCTACAGAAGGAAATTGATGCATTAAAGGAGAAGCTAACTAAGCCTAACCCTAATGCACTGCCTGAGCGTCAACGTACACGGTTGCAGGCTAAGTATGATGACTTAGCTAAGCAGTCTAACATTGACCCACAGGGCGTAGCTGCTGATCGTAAAGCTGCAATAACTGAAATTAAAGCAGTTCTTGATAATGCAGATACAGCTAACGTCAGTGACATACCTGTACTTAGTGACTCTATCAATAAGCGCATAACTGAAATAGATGCTATTGAGGAGCAGACTCCTGAGCTCATAGCTGAACGTGCAGAGCTAGAAGCTAAGTTAGCTGCACCTGCATCTACTGAAGAACGTGCTGCTCATAAAGAGCGCGCACAGGCCCTGTATGATGCAGTTACTACTGGCAAAGTAGCAGATGCTAAATCTAAAGAAGAAGAAAAACCTCCTGTTGAAAAAGTAGATATAACTGAGCAAGATTTCACTACTGCTACAGGCGAAGTAGATCTATCATTGGATGCTGATGGCAGTATTAACTTAGATAAATACTTTGACATGGGTATGCGTATAACTGATTTAGCTGAGCTGTATAAGCTTACTCCAGAGCAACAAGAGCAGCAGCAAGAACTACTAACTAAATGGAATGCATTAGAAGACAATATTAAAGTTCCTGAAGGAACTAACCTAAACTCTGTTGGCCCTATTGGGGATATTGTTAGTGAGGATAATTCTGAGCTGCGTGACAATATAGCTGAACAAGCTAATACAACGGGTACACCCGTAGACCAAAAGTTTGCCGAAGATTTAGCTGAAGCTCATGATCTTGAGCAAACTATTAAAAGTAATATTAACAAAACATCAGCTAAGAATAAAGAAGATTTGAATGCAGTACACAACGACGTAATTGACGGTGATAGTAAGCGCTTTAAAGGGTTTAATACGTACTTTACTGAAATTGGTAAACACTTAGCCAGTAAATTAGCAGATAACCTTATTCAAGAAAAAGTTAATACAGTCATGAGCAACATGACTACACATGCAAAAAATACTAAACAAAAAGCAACAGTGTATGCCGCCGCATTAGAGCAAGCTATAGCTACCGGTAATTCAGTAGCGGTGTACGCTGTTCGGGCAGACCTTGAAACAGGCCCTGAAACATCTACTAACCGTTTAATGGTATACAGCATTGAAGAAGGTAAATTTGACGCTAAGACGGTAGCCGAAGATAAAGTAGATGGTGTGTATGTTAATATAATTACACCTGCATCGGGTAAACTGATTAATGCTATTAACACTGAAGCAGCTTACGCTGATAAGATGGTTGAGCTAGCTACTACGTATGCTGACACTACGTTTGCTAAAGAGGCTACAGCCCGCGTAGCTACTACTCAAGGCATAGCTGATCTGAATGCTAAAGCAGCTACTCAAACAACTACTACAGCTAGTGATAATGTAGATATATCTACGATTACTAATGAGGTAGAAACTCCCACACCAGCGCCTGCTCCCGCTTCGACTACGACTACAAAGAGCAGCGCACCTAAAGCTTATGCAGATATGTCATTGGGTGAACTACGTACTGAGTGGGCTAAGCTAAATACACAATCTGCAGAGTTGACTGATGATCCTAAGGACGATGCTAAAGCTATTGAATTAGCTAAAAACATGACCCAGCTGCGTACACTTGCAGAAGCTAAAAAACCTAAGGGAACTACTAATGAAAGCGGATCCGGAACTACAGCTACAGCTACTCCACCTGTCAATGAAGCTGGAGATACTGGGCAAGCATCTAAACCTGCTGGGGAAACTAGTTCGTCTAGTGCGACCACACCATCTATTAGCACTCCTACAGCCCAAGCAGTTGCATCAACAGAAACCACTGCATCAACAGAAACCACTGCGTCAGTTGAACTCAACGGTAAATCGTACGTAGTTGATGCTAATGACGCTATTACGTTAGATGGTGAGAAGCAATTCACTGGCAAATTAAATAAAAAGAGCAAAGCTGTACGAAATGCAATCCTTGTGGCTGGCCGTAAGAAGCTATTAGAAATAGGAGCTATCGATGATACCGCTCCAACAGTATTACCTACTAAGCCCAGGAAGCCTATACGTCGTAGAGTACTTGCAAGTGCAGCTAGCACAACACACTCCATTCTACGTAAAGCTGGTGGGTTAACTATAGCAGCAGCAGCTGCCGCTGGAATGACACGGAAAGATAATAAAGGGCTAGTAAACATTGTAGAAGGTAAAGGTATTACCTTAGCTAAGTTACAGGAGCTGTTAGAGGATGCAGGAATATTGGGAGATACTGGTATACAGTATGAAGAAGATACTGAATTAGCTGCTGTTACAGAGTCCGATGTTATAGAAGCTTTACAAAATAATACTGAATCTCAAGATTCTGAATCACAATCAATTGCTGAAGATAGTAATCAAGCAGATATAGAATTTGAAGCTGCTCAGGTTAAATTTCAAGAAGATACAGAGGCGTATAATGCAGCTCTGAATAAGATTAACAGCGAGTCCACCGAGACTACAGCAGTTATTGCAGATGTTGCAGATGATGCCATCGATGCGCTACTTGCGGAGGGCAATGCACTACTTAATAAAATGCAAAAGCAGATAAATAGTGGAGTAGACGTAGGAGCCTTAGCCCAACTCACTGCAATTGGTGTCAAGATATCTGCTCACTACCTAAAGACAGGTGCTCGGTCATTTGTAGCGTATTCCGCGTACATGATAGATAAGATGGGCGAAGGTGTTAAGCCGTATCTCAAGGATTGGTATGAGCAGGTACGTCAATCTAGAGCCTATGAAGGTATGACTGCAGTAACTAATACCTTCTTAGATACGTTAGAAGGCGTACTGCCTACTACCAATACCGCAAATGATATTACACGGCGTGGAGGCAGCAAGGCCTTAGCTAAAAATATTGATAACAAAGTAGGCATCTTAGGTAAGAAATTCACTGACCTAATTGGTATCAAGCGCAAAAGCCTAGTTAGTGAGATGCCTACTGCAGCTTTTAATACTTTTGAGTCTTTGCGTGACGCATTAGTAAATTTGAAGTTTAAAGCGGAGTCTGCTGATATACTAGCTGAAGATTACATTCAATACGCAAAGTGGTTTGACGACAATAAGCTAAAACAAAGCATGAAAGATACAGGTATATCCGCGGCAACTGTACCTATTACATTACTTCATCCTGAAGGGGATGCTAAATTCCCTCCTCAAGTAGTGTTTGCTATGATGCTTAGCTCACTTAGTTATTCACAACAAAACTCTAAGAACCGAGCATTTGATAGTGAATTTGAGCGTAGCTTGTTCCTATACGGTGGAAACATAGATCCTACAGACCATGAAACCATGGAGCTAAAGGATGTAGGTTATTCATTCAATGAAGCACGGGATGCTATAGGTAGCAGTGTTGCTAGTTTGTTAGGCTTCAAAGCAGCGGATAAAGAAACAGCATTATACTATGATAATCTAGTTCAAGCTTTAGGCATGGCAGCTATAATGTCTGCACAAGGCAAAGTAGGTACTGACCCTATTATAGATGGTAGCACAGGCTTATTTACAGTTAGAACAAAAAGATGGAACTTTATAGATGGAGTGCCAGATAAGCGCTCATATAAGCATAATGATACATATCGGAATATCTGGATTAATGAACCATTACTAGCTACTCCTGCTCAACGAGCAGAAGCAGATGCTAGTAAAGCAGCAATGCGTGAAGCTACTGAGTTATTAGATACTAGTTTAAACCCTAATCAGAATGGCCCATTTCAAGAGCCATCTACAGACGTAGCAACTGAAATTAAAAACTACTATGGCGGTGTGCCTAAAGCAGTGCAGCGTGTACTTAAGAAGCTTCACAATACAGTATGGAAACCTACAAGCTCACTGTCTGTTGTAGACGAGTTACAGGCTGCTGATGGTGGTCAAGCTATGCTTAATAATTTGGTAGAAGTAGAAACAATTAATGAAGATACTAACCATGAATCAATAGTTGGATCTAGAAAAGCTGCCAATAACGATAAGACACAAGCACTGGCAGACATCTTAGAAGAGTACCGAGCTGGTAGACTAGATGCAGTGTATTTTGCATATAAGTTAATGAACCAACATCGTATCCAGCTAATGGGTAAAATTAATCCACAAGCTTCTAAAATTACTAGATTTTTATTAAGCCCTGCTAAAGCAGTTAGATATTCTAAAGCTAATCAGCACCTATTCAAAATGGCTGTGATGTTTAGTCTAGGTTACTCTGTAGATAAAAATAAAAAAACCAGTATTACTGCTGAATACAGCAATTACGTTAACTCTCCTGAAGTCAAAGCAGCCGTAACTGCTATGCAAATTAAAGATCTAAATGCACGAAATGCGGCGCTTATAGATACTTTACCGGTTGTTCGTACAAAGTATAAAGGAAACGGTATTACTACCATATCTGCTATAATAGCATTAGCCGCTATGGAGACAGCTAACGGTACACTTGACCCTGCAATAGATGGTGAGTTTAAATCATTTGAATCAGATATACTGTTAGAAATTGATGGTATTGCTAACGGTGTAGCTATTACTGCTATGCAGTTACCCCACTTCAATAACCAAGAGACTTCAATATCGTTAAAGAGGTTACTACGTTTGACCGGCACACAGTATAAGGAAGGTGGTAAAATACCACAGCATCTTATATCTGAAGCATGGAAGACTGAAAAAGGCGCAAATGCTGTATTAGATGTCTATGGAGAATTTGGCGAAGCAGTAGCTGATGCTAGCGGCGTAGATCAAGCTATAGCGTATCATTCTGAACAGATGGAATTACTTAGAAACGCTAATAAACCTACTTTTAAGTTTGGTCAAAAACTATGGGAAAAGCGAAATGCTGCTATATCCGCTTTATTTGAACCACTTATTAAAGGCAAGACTCGAGATTTTGTTAAATATCCATTTATTATTTCAGGGTATGGTGGCGGAGTACCTGCTATAGCTCAGGGGGCTGCAGGAGATGTTATCAAGGATATCTACTTAAAACTTAATGAATTGCAGCAAGATTACACAGCTATTAAAGAAGCCGGTGGAAATTTAGCAGAAACTACTGCAAAGATTGAAGTCTTTTTTGACCAAGTACAAGCTCTTGGTGGGTTTAATAAGTATGCTCCTGAATTAAAGGGCAATGTAGATGCTCTTTTAAAGCAACGAGCAATTGCTCGTGGTAAATTTGGCCGCGCTTTACAAGAAGGCAAGACACAAAAAATGTATTTCAATAATGCTGAAATGCAAAAAATTATTGGAAAAGTGTTTGAGCCTCGCTTTGCAAAGCCTTTAAAAGATATGTTGGGCGAAGGACAAGCCATACGTGATGGTATAGCTCAAGCTGCTGAAATTCTTCACTTTGCGCATAATACTATGTTTAAAAGAGAAGTTAAAAGAAAGATGGATGAGTATAAACGAGACTTATCTCAAGTCGAGATACAATCTATTATTAAAGACCTACGTGAATGGCTGCCTCAAGTTAAGGGCCCCATGATGAATGACAATAACGAAACAAGCTTTCTTGACTTACATAAAGATGAGCGTGGCGGTGAAATAGCTAACTTTGATAAAGTTCAATATAATTATATTAACTCTCAAGGTAAAACAGTAACTGTAAAGGCTGACTCTACTGGTAGTAAATTTGTTGCTCCTGGGGTTGCTGCTATGATCCGCATGATTATTAATATTGACTCTGCATTATTAACTACTGTGCTGGGTAAACACCCAACTGTATTGATGTTACACGACGCTTTCTTAGGTACTCCAGAAGATCTAGCTAAAATATCTAAGCTATACGGTGAGCTTTATACTCAAATGAATAAAGACTACAGCATAGTTGAGGCTATTAGCGCTCAAGTTAATACAATTATGAAGAAAGTGGATGAGTTAGATGCTGCGGATACTTCAGGTAACATTAGTATACGTAACCAGATAGATGCAGAGTTGTCTGCAAGCTCTAGGTACAATGAGTTCCGTGAAGGTGAGGAGCGTATAAACCTGGATGAAGCATTAGATATTGTAGAGAATACTGCTGCTTCTAATCTGCAAGCTCGTAATGGCACACCATATGAAGATATGCATTCAGAGCAAATGTATATGGCAGGTGCTTTAGATGACGTATCTAATTTAGAAGCAGGAGAAGAATCTGGCTTCTATTCAGCTCGTATAGCTCAAATTGCTGCTAAAGCAGAACAGGCTAAGAAGGTACTATTTTTAGGCCAAGATAGTTTAAAGCGCTTTTCAGAAGCTGCTAAAAACTATTTAGGTTCACAGGTTAATGCTATTGGTGCGTTTGAAGCTATGAACGTATTTAACAATTATACGCCTGAGAACGCTGATAAGTTTATTACTTTACGTAATCGATATTTAGGAGCAGGGCCTGCTAGAACAGGAGAGACCGGTAATTTATTAAACCAGTTATATGAACTAGATTCTACCGTTAACTCTACTGAGGTACTGGCAGATATGCTGCGGGCACACGCTAATAACGATGCTCGTATTGATAATGATACTACACGCGCTACTGCTGGCGCGTATAGAGGGCCGATTGCAGATGCAGTATATGCAGGCATACTAGATCGGGTTACTAAAGAATTGCAGCGGTATGAAACTGACATCATATCGTTTAAAGAACCAGCTGGTAAGTATGACGCAGAAATTGCAGATTTACGTAAAGAGTTGGGCTCATTAGATGGATTAGACAAAGGCCATACAGTACGTACGCATGCTACTGAAGTAACAGGAAGTAATGTAGAGGCACTGTTTAAGCAATTTAAAACACTGTCCGCACGGTATTACCCAACTGCCGCAGATGCAGCGCAGCATTCTAGTATGCTGCAGGGAGTTATAAGCGCTATATCTAAGGGCATTGAGACCTTAGGTAACGTGAAGCTTACTGTGGAGCAGATAGAGGGCCTTACGCAGGGTACATTTAATCCGCTATTAAACAAAGTAACAGTATCTATGAGCCGTGAGCTTCCTCCGTCTGCTAATGGTCAGTCACCACAAGAAGTGTATGTTCACGAGCTCATTCATGCTGTAACTACAGCAGCTATTGCTCAGAACCCTGGCATTGCTCGGGATATTCGTGCTCTACATAATCAAATTAAAAAGGAAGTAGATTCGTCTGGTAAAAAGTGGCGTATATTCTTGAATGACCCGGATGCTACTAACCCTACTCCTGAAGATGTTAAGATGGCTCAGACTATATATAATAATTTGTTTGAGAATCCTAAAAATGAAGAGTTTATTCTTGATGAATTTTTAGCTAACGCAATAGCCAACCGCGGACTTATCAAACACTTACAGAGCGTAGATAAGAAGTTACCAGATCGTAGTTCCGGCTTTATTGGTAAGATGATGCAGTACATA